GCCCTTTTTGATTACGGCTGTGGCGTCTGCATGACAGGATGAAGGGGAAGGAGAAAAAGGGCATCTGATTTGTTTGCGATTTGTTAGTAACTCAAACAACATCAAACAAAATTAAAACTGTCTGTACTCCAGAAAACTATTGAAAACACTCGATTAGTTCAATTTGAATCGTTTGCGTTTTTTTCTCTTTATCCTTGGTAAGGATGAGGTCCCCAGTTCAAATCTGGGTAGCAGCTCCATAGAAAACCCCGTAACCACAGCGGTTACGGGGTTTTTCTTTTATGCTCGAAATTCAATTTGTTAGTAACAAGTAAGTAATAGTCACCTTTCAACCGATTTTACAAGTGTCGCAATATCAACGTGAGTATAGACGTTTGCCGTGGTAGAAAAGTCCGCATGTCCTAGAATTTTCTGTAATATTTCCGGCTCCATTCCTTCTTTGACGGCGCGGGATGCGTATGTGTGCCTGGTGGAGTGCGGTGTTTTTTCTTTGCTGATTCCTAAACGCTCCAAAAGCGGGTTATACTCCCTGTTTCGAAAGTTGTTCCTATCCTTGTTCCCCTCATAACCTCCTATCAGAAAATCCATTCCAGCAGATTTTTCGGCAAAATAAGCAAAGTGCATTCTTCCTTCCGGACGGATAGGTATTACTCGGTTCCGGCCCGCCTCTGTTTTAGACCCACCAATTACGTATGTTTCGTGATAGTCTTTCAGCGGCAAGGAAAACAGTTCCCCTATTCGCATCCCTGTTGCCAAAAGCATAAGGATAATTCGGGCTGTTTCGCTCCCATCCTCTTCTATACGTTGGATTTCTTCTTCTGTAAAAATCTCCTTTTCTTTTTTTGTGGAAGATGGAAGCTGGACAAACTTTGCAAAATTTGTTGTAATCAACTCTTCCCGCATTGCCCATGTTGACATTTGCCCAATGAGCTGTTTGTATTTTTTTGCTGCCTCCGGCTTGCTCTTGTGTTCGTCAATCACGATCTGAAAGTCTGATGTGCGCAAGTCTCGAAACTTTTTAGCGTGTAATGCCTTGAATAGGTCAAAGCCCTTGTCATAAGCCTTTTGCGCTTGGATAGTAATGGTTTTGTAATGCTCTGCTTTCCACGCATCAAACACCTCTGCGAAGGTCATATTGTACCGCTCATCCAGGGAGCGCCCGGAGAGTCGGTTTAGAGCCTCCAGGGCTGCGGCTTTCGTCTCATAGTATCCTATGATGGTTTTATTTTTTGCCGCTACCCACGGTCTCCTTCTGCGACCCTGTAGCTTGTATACGGTTCCGGTCCCGTTGGCCCGTTTCAATGCCTTGCGTGGCTCGCGGTCCTGTCTTTTGCCACAGTAGGGGCAGAATTTCCCATCGTCTGGCATTTCAGCTTTGCACTTCCGACATTGCACTTGAAATTCCTCCCACATCTTTATATAATGAGAGGGCAGTAGTCCCGTCAAAACATACTGCCCTCTATGCCGCCCTCTGGTGTTGGAAGCGCCAGGGGGCGGTTTTTACTCTTCTGGTTTTACTTCGATATAACCCATGACTTCCCGATAATTTGGAAGGGACAAGAACTTTCTGAGATATGGAAGCGCCTGAGGATCGCGGTCTGCAAAATACTGTTCCGATCTTGTCCGAAGCCATTCCTCAGTAAAAAAACGACGAAGCTCACCGATCAATTCATTGGGGTAGGCCCTGGCATTCACAACACGACCATCTTCAAATTTGTGCGGATAAGTGGGGTATGTATCGACTGGATGTCCCAATTTCCGCAAATGGCTGGAGAAAGTTCGCCCTAGCGATATGTCTGGTATCATGCTGGAAGAAACCGTATACCCAAGCTGCTCCAAAGGCCCAATCAAAGACAGCGTGACTTCATTGAGCATTGAGAAGTATCCATACGGCACATTAGGCATATTCACCATGTACCGGCGAAGATGATACGGCAAAGAAGGATGGCACACGTTACCAGATGTCCATTCTAATACCCACTTGGATACAAGCACCGCAAATTTAGGGGACAACCATTGAGCCAGGTTGATAGCCACTTGCGGGTGTACCCATGTGCCCTGTAAATATGGTTGTCCACCTTGAATTGTTTGAACCAATCCCGTTACGGGGATTCCCGCAACGGAAGAAAGTTCTGATAAAAACGCCTTTGTTACAGATAAACGGCTATAATCATTAAACTTTTTCCCGCTTGCTTTGCACATTGCCGTGGCATTGAAATACCCGTCACTCACTCGCTGGGTCACAACATCATTGTCAGCAAGCCGGTCTATGAATCCAGTTTGCAACTGCAATTGAACGTTTTTCAAAAAGGATACTCCTTTCTCCGCCCTAGTGTTGATGCACTATAGGCGGTTTTTTTACTCAAAATAGCTATCGTCGCAAACGTCCAGAACAAGGCCCTGACAGCGAAAATCCTCCGTTATTTGAATTGGATCATATATCTTGTTATGCGGGATTAACACTCCTTCCCCCAGTTCCTTAATCCATTGCTGCCCATCCATAAAGAATACGCCTACTTTTCCGATAGGTATTTGACCTGTTGCATGAACAAATACAAGCTGTCCATTAAAAAATGTTGGCTCCATGCTGTTACCACTAATCGGCGCAATGTAGGATGTTCCCCGTGGCGGCTCTTTTATTAGACGGTAATTTTCCGGAAATTCTTCTCCAGCCTGCACGCCGGTCCCTGCGCTCATAGGCAGGTCATATTTGGGGACAACAAATAATACTGTCGGTTCAATTTCCTCGGACAACTCCATTTGGACCCGTCTTTCCCGCAGAGCATCCTTTTGGGCCTTCCGTTCTTCGTTGCAGCGGTCTTTTTCTTCATCTGCCACCAGCCGGACCACTCGTTTCCCGTGTCCGTCCAGATCGTCATAGTCCCAAGCTAGTTTCATTGCCTCGTCCGAATAGGACGTGGTTTTTTCTTTTCCTGTTGTTTCTTTTTTATCATGAAAATCCTCTTCCTCACCATAAAACTGCGCTAGCGTAATACTGAGTAAATTACAAATCGGCATTACCAAGTTGGCGTCTGGAGAGTTTTTACCTTTTATCCAATTTGTTATAGACGACTTGGATACACCTAATTTTTCCGCAATCTCCTTCTGCGTGTACCCTGATGCAGCGATGTATTTTTCAAGGCTTATGCGAATCTTTTCCCTTATTTCACCTTGCCTTCCCATCTCATTCACTCCTTTCGGCATGACTGTATGATACACGATGAATCAAGATTTGTAAACACCAAAATTCAGAATTTCTTAATTTTTTGAAATTTGCACTTGACAATTCAGAAATACTGCACTATACTATGAATGAAGTTGAGGATTTCTGCATCATGCGACATGAAAATGGGGAGGTGAATCGAATGCCAGTATCTCTTGCAATAAAAGATTACTTAACTACACACGGAATTAAACAATCTTTTGTTGCTAAACAATGTGGCTGGTCCAGGCAGAAAATCAATTGCATTGTTAATGGGAAGCAGAATATCACAGCAGATGAGATGGTAACTGTATGCGATGCCGTTGGTGTTCCCTATGACTACTTCTTTACCGCATCAATACAAGATTCGGCTTGAGAGGGGATGGAGAAATGACAGTAGAACAGTTTGAACGGGTTAAATCAAACCTGGTGGAAGTCATTGAATTTTGGTCAGAAAGAGCTACAACCGCCGCAGAGGTGGAAGCTCTGGCAACGGTTGTGTGGACATTGGTTATTTTTCTATCTGTTCGTACATTGGAGCAAGGCGGTCAGCAAGCGTTTGGATGAAATCGGCTACGCTGTTTGCCATTTCAGCATTTGGAGGTCCTTGAAATTCTGTGGACTGTAAAAGGAGTTTTGCGATTTCAACGGCTTCCTTTGTTGCGGTATATCCCTTTTTCATTTGCATCACCTCGTTGTCAATAGAATAGTTTGGTTCCACATGTTCTGAATATATTGATAATTATACAGGAAAAAGTAACAGATGTAAATATGGTGTAATGAACTTTTTGTGAATATGGCGATCAGCACGCGGGCTGACACGGCGAGATGCAGAGAGAGGAAATGAGATGGGGTGAGACGCCATGATTATCACGATAGATGGCGAACCGGAGAAAATTGCCGCCCTTGTATCAGAATTACAAAGGCGGCAGGAGAATCAGAATACAATCATTAACTTTTCGGAAACGACTGAAAGTCTGGCTAAAATTCTTGCAAATTTTCCTCAATCCATTTGTGATAAGGAGTAAGTAAAACATGATTAACAGTTCTGACATGAAAGCGCATTTAAGGCGTATATCTCAAGAAATGCAAAAAAATTTTGAAATGCGCTAAGATGGCATTCTAATTATTCTGGCCATAGATGCTATATTCTCTGAAGTATGACGAAAAATAATTAAAGTGAAAGGATTTTTTGAAATGGAGCAAAAAATTAATGAGATTGAGATCAACGGAGTTACTTATATTCAAAAAGACAGCATAAATCAGGTGGCTCCTAAACTGGATGGAATGGAGTACTGCATGGTTCGTACATATTCCGCTGGAGTTTTTGCTGGGTACATCGAGAGTCGGGACGGCAAAGAAGCGGTGCTCAGAAATGCCCGCCGTATCTGGAAATGGGCTGGTGCCGCAAGTTTGTCTCAGCTTGCTACTGATGGGACAAGTTCCCCTAATAACTGCAAATTCCCAACCCCTGTTGATAAAGTGATTTTAACTGAAGTTATTGAGATTATTCCTATTACCGAGAAGGCAAAGAAAAGCATCGAGGGGGTTCCGTTGTGGAAGATTTGATTAGCTACGGCTACGGCTCCGGCGACGGCCACGGACACGGCGACGGCTACGGATTCGGCTACGGCGACGGCTACGGCGACGGCTACGGCTTCGGCTACGGCGACGGCTACGGCTTCGGCTACGGCGACGGCGACGGCTACGGCTGATAAATTATAAAAATCACCTCGCCCGGGTGAGGCAACACCCTGACGAGGCTGGCAAGACCCGTGGCATGGCAGGCGGGGCGCGGCGGGGAAAGGTACGGTCAGGTTGGTTAAGGCACGGAAAGTCGGGTCCTGGTGTGGTGGGGTTCGGCAGGCGAGGCTGGGTGGTGTGGTGCAAGGTTAGGCGTGTTGGGTTGCGGTATGGCAGGCGGGATTAGGTTTGGCTTGGCACGTTGTGGTGAGGTAAGAAAAATCCCGCTGGGTGTTTCTACCACTCAGCGGGACGGCGACAAAGACCAAAACTATCAAAAATGGCCCTTACTTTGATTTTATCAGGTTGGGCCGGAAAAATCAAGGAGGAAAATGGAAATGGCAGCAAAAAAAGAAACGGGTATGGAAATTATTATTCCGGCAATCAACATTCAGACGGTTCAAATCCATATTAATGGCACATCTCCGTTGATCGTTCATGCCTGGAGCCACAAGGCGAAGCAGGAAATGCTGGATAAACAGATGAAGAAAGCCACTAAGTCCAAAAGCGCGAAGAACCCGGTTGCGGACTTCATCGACAGCTTGTATTGGTTGGAGGGCAAGCCGGACAAGCCCTATGAGGATTTGACCGAGGAGGACTTTTCCGCTGCCATCCAAAGCGGCGCACGTTTTGGTTTCCCGTCTACGGCGTTCAAGGCGGCGGCGGTTGCGGCGGCTTACCGGGCCGGGGCAATGAAAAACATGGTCGTCGCAAACGGCGCACTCCACATTGACGGCGATTTCGTGGAGATTATCGGCACTCCCCGGCCCCGTGAGGATATGGTGAAAATCTCAATGGGCGTGGCGGACATCCGCTATAGAGGCCAGTTCGATGAGTGGAGCGCGGATATTCCAGTTAAGTTTAACGCCGGGGTTTTGAGTGTGGAACAGGTCTTTAATATGTTCAATTTGGGCGGTTTTTCCTGCGGATGTGGCGAGTGGCGTCCTGAGCGAGGCGGTGAGTTTGGAATGTTCCGAGTGGACAACCGCTGATTTTGGCAGGCATGGCAGGACATGTTGCGGTGAGGCTTGGCCTGGTAAGGCGCGGCAGGTATGGTCAGGCATGTTGAGGATGGGCAAGGCAGGGTTGTGCGAGGCACGGTTTGGCAGGCAGGGCATGGCTAGTCTAGTCTAGGCGAGGTAATGCGAGGACTTAAATCTATCAAAGGAGGAAAAGAATTTGACCTACAAATGGAAAATGGAGGGCTTACATCCAGTTTCCGCACAGGACGCTGGAGAGGCACTACAAGGCATTTACGAGCGCAAGGGCAAGTTGCAAGCCGCCGATGTGGTGGAGGAATCCCGCCCGGAGGCCGCGCCGCTCCACCCCTGCTTTGAGTGGGACGATCCGAAAGCGGCGAAGCTGTGGCGGGAACAGCAGGCGCGTAATTTGATCGGGTGTATCGTAACGGTGCAGGAAACGAAAAAGCAAGACCCGGTTGTTGTCAGGTCGTTTGTCCATGCTGCGGACAGCTATCATCCGACGGAGGTTGTCATGCAACAGCAGGACTTACAGACAGAACTTATTAAAACTGCGATCCAGGACGTTGAGGCATTCCAGAAGCGTCTTGAAGCCTTCTATGATCTGCAGCCAATCCGAACGCTGTCAATGGATGTAAGCAGAACTGTCCAGCAGTTACATGATATTCAATCGTCGGCTCCGGGATTTTGAAATTCTTTGGGATGTCGGTGAAATGAATGATGAAATAGGGAGGAAAAGAAATGGCGAGGGTAAGAAACGAAAAAACTCCTACGGATGAAGAAATCCTTTCATATGATAATGTGCCGGTTCAAGTGGCTGCGGATTATCTAGGATACGGCGTGGTGTCTCTGCGGGAAGCCTTGCAGCAGGGAAAGGCTCCATTTGGTTACGCCGTCCGGTCCAGGGAGGATGGTGGGAGATGGATGCCCCAAATCAGCCCCGGCCAGCTTGTGGCATACAAAAATGGAACGCTCTCCACCGTAGATGAAAGCAAGTTAATCGTTCTCCTCACAGACGCAATTGAGAAGGTTTTGGCGCTTCGGTCAAAAGCCGCCCTCGAGATTCTTGCGCCTGGGCTTCTGGCGATAAAAAAGAGATGATTTGGCGACTATACTAAATCAAAAATAATGCCAGCGCCCCAGACAAGAACAGAGGTGTGGGGACGGGTTCAAACTATAAAACGAACAGGTCAGAACCATATATATTATATCAAACTTGCTTCTGACTTGTAAGCCAATATAGGAAAGCCGAGCAATTATTTTCTTTCCTCTTATCACGAGGGGAAAGCACATTGGGGCTGGGATAACAATTTCAATTTATAAGAACGTTTCGGAATTTTTGGATTAAATCTGTACAACGGTTATATTAAGTTTCAAGAGGTGATTTTTATCATGAGCCAGCTTGAACAAAGGCAGCTTCTTCGCAGGCAAGAAGAAACAATCAGGAATCAGAGTACCATTATTATCAGAAATGCTCGAGAGATCGAGAAGCTGGAGGACAAGCTTGACAAAACTGTCAAAATGGCCAGAAGAACGGTCCATGAAGTCTCATTCGTTTCGGATTTGTGCATGTTTGCAAGCGGAGCGTCCAGCATGTATGTTATCAGAGGAATCTTGAATGGAGAAATTTCTAAGACAGTATTCTTCACCATTTCCTCGATTCTAACGCTCTTGGTTAGCATTGGAATCCGAAAATCGGACTGGATGTAGGGGGATTTGCGTGAAGCCGAATGGAGTTTCCATTTACCAGCGAGCGATAACCGACATTTATTTTCCGGACGGGCACGTTTGCTGCAATCTGTGCCCAATGCTTGAGACGTACGCAAGAAAACAATGCCGCCGTACAGGCGAATACATTCTTGACAGCAGAACTGTCGGCCTAAACTGTCCGTTGCATTTTATAGAAGGAGATGAAAGCTTATGGGCATTCCAGTCCTAATAATGGGGGAATCAGGCTCAGGAAAATCGACTTCTCTTCGGAATTTTGAACTTGGAGAGATCGGCATTTTCAATGTTGCGTCAAAACCTCTCCCATTCCGCAAAAATCTTAACCCGGCAAACGGTATTACATATGACGCTATTTTTCGAGCACTTGCAAGGCATAACCTTTTGTCTTATGCAATTGATGACGCGCAATTTTTAATGTCGGACCAATACTTTGACAACATTAACACAAATGATAATTTTGGACTGTTCAAAAGTATTGGATGCAATTTCCGAAACCTTATCAAGTTTGTATCGGAGCAAACTCCGCCCGATGTTATTGTTTACTTTCTACAGCATGTAGAGCTGTCCCAAACAGGCATTATTAAAGCTAAGACAATGGGAAAATTACTGGATGAAAAGGATACAATTGAGGGTCGCTGCGCTATCGTTTTGCTATGCCGAGCGGAGAAGGACAGACACTATTTTCAAACTCAATCCAATGGAATTAGCACCGCAAAAAGCCCTTTAGGGATGTTCCCACCGGAGATCGACAATGATTTGAAGTTGGTAGACAAAACTATTCGAGAATATTGGAGGCTGGATGCCCAGCTAGAAAATAGGGAGGACAGAAATAATGCGGCACATTGATAATTGGGACAGCATTCAAGAGAAGCAACCAGGGGATTTCAACAACCCTGTCCCTGGCGGATATTCAGCCGTCATCACTCGTGTAGATGATAGGGAAGATAAGGAGTATTTGGAAATTCAGTGGGACTATTTAGACGGCCCATTCCGGGGCGCAAACGGAGAAACCTTATCACGCGCGGGATTCTGGCCCACAATTCTTAGGCGTTCATATAAGGAAACCGCGCTAGGGTTTTTTAAGGCGTTTAAAAATGCGGTCGAGAAGTCTAACCCCGGATATATATTTGACGACCGGCATGTTCAATCTCTCGTTGGGAAATATATGGGAGTCGTAACTGGATTAGAAGAATACCAGAAAAATAATGGTGAAATTGTCGAGAGATTATATGTCTATCAGGTCAGATCGACGCAGGCCATTCGCAAAGGCGACTTTGAAGTTCCGAATATTAAGAAGCTAAAAGCAAAGAATCAGCCGTATAATTTTCCACAGACTTCTTATGGCTCGATTCCTGCGTCTAATGGATATGGCCTGTACACCGCTGGAAACGATTTTGCAGATATAAGCGGAGATGATAAGGATTTTCCGTTTTAATTAATATATAACCCATTCTGTTGGGCCAAGACAATAGCATGAGAGACTATTAAGTTATAAGTGATTTTTTGAAGGGTCGAACAATAAAAATAGGTGAAAGTTATGTCACAAGAGTATCATAGTTTCAAAGTTGAATTAGCAACTATGAAAGATAAAACTGGCAAGATCGTTGGAATAGAAAAAGCTATATTCCTACAGGATATCGCGTACTGGTGCGATTATAACAGGAGCAGCGATCTTAATTTCAGAGAGGGGGAATACTGGACTTACAGCACCATTGATAATTTTTGCAAGCGGCATCCTTATTGGACACAGAAACAGTTGAGACGCATAATCAGTAGTTGTGAAGAATCCGGTCTTTTAATTACTGACAACTACAACGAGGATAAGCGTGACCGCACAAAATGGTACACAGTAAGCGATGAAGTTTTGAAGGTTCTAGCCCTTGAAAAGGCAGTTGCAGAAGCCCAAATGGGCAGCCTAGAGTGCCCAAATGGGCAAAACACAACTGCCCAAATGGGCAAATGTATATATAATGAAGAAAATACAGAAAAGAATATACAAGAAGAATATACAGGAAGTATAGAATCAATTCCTGACGGAATTGATCGTTGCACTGCGCGGCAGATGCAACCCGTCATTGACGCCTGGAACGCGCTGGGCTTACAGCAAATTACACTGGGGGATTCAACCACTACTCGCTATAAGCAGCTCAAGGCCAGAATAAAAAGCTATGGATTAGACGGCGTTCTTGATGCCATTGAAAAAATAAAAACCAGCGCATTTCTTCAAGGCGATAACCCAAGAGGATGGGCCATAACTTTCGACTGGTTTATTAAGCCGAATAATTTCCCCAAAGTGCTTGAAGGAAATTATAACCAGCAGCGGACAGAGCGTGCACAGCAGCCAAGAAAAAAATCATGGAGCGAAATTGCGCAGGAAATGGAAAGCGAGGGCTGGTTGATATGACCTTGCAGGAGACTGGCGCGATCATGGATATTCTGGAAACCGCATACCCGAGATTTTACATAGGGGTTACAGCTGAGCAATCAGAAAAAACTGTGGCGTTTTGGTGTTCCATGTTTCAGGACGAGCCAGTCCACATTGTTGCCGCGGCAGTGAAAGCGCTGATTGCTTTAGACACAAAGGGATTTCCGCCTGTCATTGGGCAGATCAAGGAAAAAATTCGTATGCTTGCAACAACCTATGAAATGACAGAGGGAGAAGCGTGGTGTTTGGTTGCAGGCGCATTAAGAAACGGATTGTACGGCTCGAAGGAAGAATTTGAAAAACTTCCTCCGGATGTTCAGCGAATTGTGGGAAGCCCCAACCAGATCAGGGAATGGGCTATGATGGACGTTGAAGCGGTACAGAGTGTGGTCGCATCAAACTTTCAGCGGGCTTACCGAAAAAGAATCGAACGTAAAGCCGAGTTTGAGGCATTGCCTTCTGACATCAAACAGATTGTTGGATCGTTATCAAACCAATTTGCGTTGGAAGATGGAAGCAGCAAGCAATAAAAACAAGGAGGAATACAAAATGGAAATCAATAAGGAAAGCTATTACATCGTTCGAGGGGACAAGTCTGGCGTGTTCTTTGGACATATTTCTAACCGGAATGGCGGAGAGGTTACAATGACCAACGCCAGACGTATCTGGTACTGGGATGGTGCGAATACTCTTTCGCAGCTCGCAATGGAGGGAACAAAGAAAGGAGATTCCTGCAAATTTACTATGCGTGTTTCTGAAATTTTAATTTTGGATGCAATCGAAATAACTCCATGTACAGAAAAGGCTGTAAAATCAATTGAAGGAGTTAAGGAATGGAAGATATAACGAAATTTCGTAAATTTTTGTCCAATTCTTGGTACGGGTCCGGGTACGGGTCCGGGGACGGGTCCGGGGACGGGTCCGGGGACGGGTCCGGGTACGGGTCCGGGTACGGGTCCGGGGACGGGTCCGGGGACGGGTCCGGGTCCGGGTCCAGAATAGGAAAGTTTTGCGGAGAACAAGTATTTCAGATAGATGGAATATCCACTATTTTGAAACAAATTAAAGGCAATGTAGCAAAGGGATTAATTTTAAATCAAGACTTTACAACAGTTTCGTGTTGGATTGTAAAATTGGATGGGATGTTTTCACATGGGGAAACGTTACGTGCGGCAATGAAATCAGCGAAAGAGAAAGTCTTTCAAAATATGACAGAGGATGAAAGAATTGACGCTTTTATCTCTGAGCATAAATTTGGAGTAAAATACGCAACGAGAGACCTGTATGATTGGCACCATCGTCTGACCGGGAGTTGCGAAATGGGAAGAAAAAATTTTGCCTTGCAGCATGGAATTGATTTAGAATGCGGAAAGATGACGGTAAAGCAGTTTATTGATTTGACAAAGCATTCTTATGGAGGGGATATCATCTGTAAATTGGAAAAAGCTATGCTGAAAAAATATGAAAAATGAAATTACGTTTTGAAATTCCTGGGGAACCTGTTGGGAAAGCGAGACCACGCTACACGCGGAACGGGAAACCCTATACGCCAAGTAAAACAGCAAACTATGAAAGCGTTGCCAAGGCATGTTTTATCAGAGCGTATGGGAAACGCGTTGCAATTGATGGCCCCGTAAAAATTTCCATTGACGCGAGATGCCCTATCCCAAAAAGCTGGCCGAAGTGGAAGAAGCAGGACTCAGAAAGCGGGAAGCTGCTTCCGACAGTTAAGCCAGACGTTGATAACATAGCCAAAATCATTCTGGATGCGCTCAACGGAATTGCCTTTGCGGATGATAAAAATGTAACCGGTTTACAAATCGATAAGCGTTATTCCAACGAACCAGGCGTAACGGTTACAATTGAAACGGAAGGAGACAGAACATGAATAACATACCAGAACTTTCATTGGAACCTAAAGCACCACAAGAGATAGGAAGGTGCATTGTATGCGGAGAGGAAATTTATGCAAACGAGCTACATTTTTGTGTAGACGAAGGCATGGTGCATGGTCCTAACGATAAATGTTTCTTTCAGTATTTGAAAGACCATTGCTCAGCTGAAGAAATAGCGGCGTTGATGCACATTCAGCTGAGGAGGATTGGAGGAAACGATGGAACGACTGACTAAACGATTTGATGGCTGGGTCATGAGGGAAGGATGACATGCGGGAAAGTGTGGCGGAAATATATCTGGCAAAATCTCTGAATGTTCGGCCCTGAAACGGGGTCAAGGAGGTGGTTTAGGTGGAGCATTTAGGAGACATTACGAAGCTGAACGGGTACGAGTTGGCCCCGGTGGACGTGGTCATTGGTGGCTCACCGTGTTAGCCAGGACTTGTCCGTGGCCGGGAAACGGGCCGGATTGGCCGGAGCGCGGAGCGGTCTGTTTATGGAACAAATCAGAATCATTAAGGAAATGAGGGAGGCAGATGCAGGTCGAGGCAGAACAGGTGAGTTTATTCGGCCCCGATTCATGGTGTGGGAAAATGTTGTCGGAGCCTTTAGCTCAAACAAAGGAGAAGACTTCAAAGCGGTCCTCGAAGAGACAATCAGAATCGCGGATCCAGACGCGCCCGACGTTCCACTACCTACAAAAGGAAAGTGGCCTCTGGCTGACTGCTGGTATGGAGACGGATGGTCTATCTCCTACCGAGTTCTCGACGCACAGTTTTGGGGAGTGCCCCAGCGTCGCCGTCGTATCGCGCTTGTCGCAGATTTTGGAGGACACGCCGCACCCGAAATACTATTTATCCGCAAAAGCGTGTGCGGGGATACTGCGGAGAGCAGAGCGGCGGGGGAAGAAGCTGCCGCCGGAGCTGGAGGCGGCGCTGCTGGCACAGTGTGGCGTCTGCAAGGAAAAGCCGGAGACCGGGAAGCGAAAATGAACGGTCTTGGCATACCAAAAGAACCAATGTTCACGATGAACACGATTGACCACCATGCGGTCTGTGCTGGGTTCAAGCCTCATGCGGGCGCAAGTGCGGGAAGTATCGGGTATGAGGAAGAAAAAGCGCCGACGATTGACACTGGGAAACCGATGGCAGTTTTTCGGAGTGGAACAGATTACTTGACCGGCTGGGACAATCAGGAAAAGCGGGTATTCTCAACGCGAGGCGTAACGCCAACCCTTGCAGGGAGTGACGGAGGCGGTGGCCGAACGGTGTGCGGGTATATATACGATGCCAGAGGGAACGGAGACGGAAAAACCGGTGACCACCAGAGCCGGGTCACGGACTACACGGCAATTGTTATGCGCCAGCACACTTTTGGAGAATACCGGGAGGGTGTGGGAACGCTGACCGCACACAATGGGACGCGCCATGCCTCGGAAACGCTTGTGGTAGGCGGACAGGTACGCCGCCTCACGCCCCTGGAATGTGAACGCCTACAAGGGTACCCGGACGGGTGGACAGACATAGGGCCGTGGACGGACAGCGCCGGGAAGCTCCACAAGGAAAGCAGCGACGGCGCCAGGTATAAGGCCCTGGGAAATTCTATCGCATTACCGCCGTGGGCGTGGGTGCTGAAACGGCTGTGCGCCTGTTACGAGCGGGACGCCACGATGGCGAGCCTCTTTGACGGTATCGGCGGGTTCCCGCTGATCTGGGAGCGGCTGAACGGGTCGGGGTCCTGTCTGTGGGCCAGCGAGATTGAAGAATTTCCAATTGCGGTGACAAAATATCATTTGGGGGGTTGAATTATGACCAGAGAAGAAGCGATCAAACATTTTGAATCCTACATAGGGAACGAATGCTATACGCATTCCCACCAGGAGGCGTGCCGGTTGGCTGTTGCCGCACTCCGCGCCCAGCAGGCCCCCGCCAAGCTGGACAGGAGCCGGTGGGAGGGGTGCAGGTTTTGCGGCGACGAGGAGGTGGTGGAATTTCTCCTCGGCAAGAAAGAAAGCTACTGCCCGTTCTGCGACCGCCCCCTCACCAAGGAAGCCGAGGCGGCGCTGAAAAAGAGGGAGGAGGCAGACAATGAGACTGATTGATGCGGATTCACTGTTTGAAGAACTATTTCGTGCATGGGGAACCGAGATAGATGCTGGACCAGCCAATGACTTTATGGCGATGATAAATAATGCTCCGACCATCACCCCGCCGCCTAACGACCCCCTGACCCTGGAGAAGCTGCGGGGGATGGACTTGATGGATTGGGTTTGGGTTGAAATATTAAAGCCAAGCCGCTTCCGGAGAACGAAGTCCGGATATTACTGTAAATTTGATGATTATACTAGTGGTGAAGCGTTTTGCTGCGGATGGCCTGGGACTATTTTTGCATTAGATTATTATGATTTTGGAGACGCTTGGCTTGCCTACCGTTGCAAGCCGAAGGAGGACTGACATGGATTACAAAGAGCTGATTGAGCGTCTAAGAGTTTACGACTATTGGGCGGGGGAATCCGACATTAACAGCCATCCGTTGATTTGCGACGAAGCCGCCGCTGCCATCGAAACCCTCCTTGCGGAGCGGGATGCGGCGGTGGAGGACTTGAAAGGGAGGTGCGGAGTTTGCAAGCACAGGAGAGTGTGCCTGTTTGATGAGCAGCACAGAATTGGTTGTGCGGTCAGCAACAGAGGGCACTGGCAATGGCGCGGCCCGCAGAAAGGAGGCCGGTGTGATTAAGCCTGAAAACCCATACACCAAATATTTGCAAAACGACAGAAACGGCAAAAAAATATCCGTTTTGTGGTCTGCGTTTGAGGGTGATTGGGCGGACCTGACCATTCCGCAGATCGCGGATGTTCTGAACGTTGCCCCGAGCTACATATCAGAGTGTATTTACAGGATAAAAAGAGACACAGGGTACATCGTCCCGTACGTCAAGAGAAAGGCCGGGCGGAAACAGAATGAATAAACGGCATTACCCCTGGTGGGGCCACGTGAAGGCCATCATACGGGCTTACCCGGGGCAGATAGGTAAAGACCTGTCCCGCGTGGAAATGATGAACTACGAGGCCGTAAAAGCCGCCATAGACGCCACGCGGCGCATGGAGAACGGTGAGGCTCGGATGAAGGTTGTTCGGCTTGTACACCTGGAGAGGACGCACACGGTGGAAGGAGCGGCGCTGACGGTGCCATGCGACAGGGCGACGGCGGCAAGGTGGCAACGGAGGTTTTTTGAGGAAGTGGCCCGAAACCGAGATTTCCTCGATTGAAAGTTGCGACTTTTTGACCCTGTTTTTATGCTACGATAGGAGCACGGGCGGCGCCGGGATAGTCCGTCCCGCCCGTTAAGCCGGGCCACGCCGTCACCGGATAACGGCCCCAGCGTCCTGTGATTTGGACGGTCACAGGCACCCGTCAGCCATGCGGGACAGAATGGGGTAAATCCCAGATTGGAGGTGCAGTAGCCAATGTTGAATATGGTGTTGCTTATCTGCTGTTCCTCGCCGCACTATGTCATCCTGACCCCGTTGACAGGCGGCAAAAACCTGACCCGCCCCGAGGCTAAAAGTATCGGGGGAAGCCGGGCCGGCCGTGACACCCGTTTGCCGTGGTATACATCGGGATTCAAGTAACCGCGGCCATGGGGTCAGATAAATCAAAATCACTCTCAAATTGTAATCGCCCCGCTGTGAATGGCGGCGGGGCGCATATGGGACGCGCACGACGTTGTTAAGGGTGGCCACCTAGTAGGGAGTGCGCAACGCTGGAGAGGTCGAGAGGGAGAGTATCCAGCATATGGAGCACCTGGTGTAATGGCAGCACGCCTGGTTTGGGACTAGGAAGCACGGTTCAAATCCGGGGTGTTCCACCAGATGGGAGCGGTCTGCGTAGATAAGTTTGGGGTAGACTGTGGCTGTGAGCAGAAATTGGGTTTTAGCAGTCAAAATGTGCGGTGGCGGAATAGACACCTTCGGGTGGTGAAAACTGCGCAACTGATTTGCCGGGTGTGCCTGTTGACACAACGGACTGTTGCGTGGCGAGAGTAGACGCTATGGGAGATTGGGAAGGCAAGCGAGGAAGTATCTTTGCAAAGGGGGGCTTGCCATGCAGGGTGCAAATCCCTGCCCGCACACATATGCAGCCATCGGGTGCATGAGCCGGATGGCTGCCCCACAAGAGGAAACGCATGAGCGGGGTATGTTCCCGCCGCCTCTCCAATCAAAATCTGAAAGGAGCCTCTTACATGAACGAGCTGAAAGTTTTCAATTTCAACCAAGTGGACGTGGTGGACAGCCGGGAAGTGGCTGTGCTGGTCGAAAAACGCCACAACGATTTGCTCCGTGATATTCGCGGGTATATCGAAATCATGGAAAAATCAGGAGAGCGCAAAATTGCGCACTCCGATTTCTTCATCAAGTCCAGCTACCAGAGCGAGCAAAACAAGGAAATGCCCTGCTACCTCCTGACGAAAAAGGGCTGTGACATGGTGGCGAACAAGATGACCGGGGAGAAGGGCGTACTGTTCACCGCCGCCTATGTCACCGCCTTTGAGAAAATGCGGGAGAAGGTGGAGCAGGGGCTTCCCAAGGATTATCCGTCCGCTCTCCGTGCGCTGGCGGACGCGGCGGAAAAGCAAATGAAGCTGGAGGCGGAAAACGCCATCCAACGTCAGGCCATCGCCGACTTCCAACCCATCAAGCAGTATGTGGACACCATCCTTTCCAGCACAAGGACGATGACCACAACGCAGATCGCCGCCGACTACGATATGACGGCCAGACGGCTGAACCAGATACTCCACGAGGAGGGCATTCAGCACAAGGTTAATGGTCAATGGATTCTATACAAAAAACACATGGGGAAGGGTTACACCAAGTCCAAAACCATCTCCATCACCCGGTCGGACGGACAGCCTGATACCGTGCTCAACACCGAATGGGGGCAGAAAGGGCGGATGCTCATTCACGAGCTCCTGACAAGGCGCGGGATTATGGCCGCGATGGATAAGACCGCATAAGTATGCGGCGCGGGGACTGCGATAGTGCCAATACGGACCATTAGCTCGAAGGTCGAGCAACCGGAATAACAAAGTGACTGGATGGACCAGGTTCGATTCCTGGATGGGCCACCACGGTTATCAAGGCCGTCCCTGCAATGCAAGAGCGAGGTGTGGATGTGGAGAGGCGACGCAGACCAACACGAGGACAGTGCTGCAATATTGGATACGAACAGACTGGTAAGAGGCGCGTCTAGGCGTTGAGTAGCAGACAGCCGAGCGGGTTTTATGATAATTCGGCCTTGATGATTGTGAGATTTACCGCTATGCGGTGGAGATAACAAACCGAGAATTGGAACGGCGGAGTTCGATGACTGATCGTATCCGTCGCCACCGTGTGGGTGAAGTCTCCAGCAAGTACGGCTACCAGCCCGAATTGTTTGAGCGTGACCTGGAGCAGCACACAGCTGAGAGCGAAGCACTGTGGCAGGATTTCCGGGCCTGGATGATAGAGCGCAAAATCGATCCTGAGAGGTTGCGATATCTGTTTCTGCGGCTCTGGGAGGAGTTTTTGAAATGATCGTTTGTGTGGTCGTGTTTCTTGCGTCAGCCACAATAGTTTTTCTCCCGTATATCATTCATGACAAGATACGGCGGAAACAGATTAAACAACAAACAGAACCTGAACCGTTTATTGTTTCTGAATATTACGACCGGATGGAGCAAGCCGCCCTTGACATTCTGGAGGCTCAGGAACCAGTTGACCAAACAATAATTCTCTGGTGGGGCCTGGATGGACTGCGGCTGAACGAGGATGGCGCGACAGAGTGGATTAGCCGAAAGAAATCAGAGCCAGTCTCAACCAGCGTGCTTTATCAGCCATGCCAGTCGATAACGCCGCCGCCGCAATACAATATAGGCCAGAGCACACAGGCGAAAATCGACGCTTTGATGGCGCAAAATATGCAGTTGCAAGTTCAAGCGTGGCAAGCCGAGCAAAACAGGCAAATGATAAACGCACTGCAACGCTATGTTGTGCAGTGGCCTGGATATTACGCGAAACTGACGGATTGCTGTTGCAATCAAACGCGAGATAGATTTTGACTGAGAGGTGGTGGTTGTGGCATTAACACCGAAACAGAAGCGATTTGTGGCGGAATACCTGATAGACCTAAATGCCACTGCCGCCGCCCGAAGGGCTGGGTATAGCGCAAAAACAGCCGATAGGATCGGCCCGGAATTACTTGGGAAAACTTGTGTTTCGGAAGCAATCCAACAGGCAATTCAAGAGCGTGAGAAGCGAACAGAGATTACCCAAGACATGGTTTTGCGGGAAACTGCGAAACTGGCCTTTTTCGATATTCGGAAGATGTTCGACAAGAACGGGAAGCCGCTGGATATCTCGGAGCTGGATGCAGATACCGCCGCCGCCCTTGTTGGGCTGGATGTTCAGGACATAGCTGACCCGGACGGCGACTATGTGGGATATGTCAAAAAATATAAAATGGCGGATAAGGTTAAAGCTTTGGAGCTGCTCGGCAAACATTTTGGCACTTGGGAGCCGAAAGATGACGGGCCGAAGGACGAAACTGCCGAGGACGGCCTGAGCCGCAGCCTGAGAGAATTGGGAGAGGAGTTGGAGAGCGATGAATGATTTATCGAAACCTTGCGAAATATACTGCAAAGACCCAATGGATTATATCCGAGTTGCCCTTGCTATTGAGACACTTTCATACCACAACAAAAATTACCTATGGACAGGTGATGATGGAGAGCGTAGTGAAATTATTCAGTCTCTACTTGTTGAGGCGTTAAGGCAAAAATGATTTCCGAAAAGCAAAAGAAAATCCTCGCCTTCCCATACTCCAAATACGACGCCTTGATCTGCGACGGCGCGGTGCGCTCCGGCAAGACCTCCATCATGGTGGTGGCCTTCATCGACTGGGCCATGCGGGAGTTTTCCGTCCAGCGGTTCGGAATCTGCGGCAAGACGGTCAAGAGCGCCACAGAGAACATGATAACGCCGTACATATCCATGTACTACGCAAAGAAGCGATACACGCTCCGATGGAGAAGTTCTAAGCAAATCTTAGAGGTTCGCCGTGGCCGGAAAGTCAATTTTTTTGAGGTGTTCGGAGGGCGGGACGAGAGCAGCTTTGCCCTGATTCAGGGTCGGACGCTGGCGGGGGTTCTGCTGGACGAAGTGGTGCTGATGCCTGAGAGCTTTGTCAATCAGGCGCTGGCCAGGTGCAGCGTGGAGGGGTCGCGGGCGTGGTTCTCCTGCAATCCGGACCACCCGAAACACTGGTTCAAGGAAAACTGGATTGATAAGCGGGAAGAACACAACGCGCTTTATCTCCACTTCGAGATGACTGACAATCCCAGCTTAAGCGGAAAAAAGCTGGCGTGGTATCAGTCAACATATACTGGCGTGTTCTATGACCGATATGTGCGAGGCTTGTGGGTAGCGGCTGATGGACTTGTTTATCAGTGCTTCGCCAATAACACCGACGAATTTCTGATTGACACTCCGCTGAAATGGTGTGAGGAGAACCGCCAGCGCATGACTACCGTCATAATCGGCGTGGACTTCGGCGGCACTGGTTCCGCCAACAAGTTCCAAGCCACGGGCATTACCAACCGTGGCACGGTGCTTGCACTGGATGAGGAATACATCAAGCGGGAGATTGACCCGGACGCATTGAATCGAGAGTTTTCAACGTTTGTTCAACGGGTGTCCGCAGTCTATGGAGATTCCGTGACCCGCGCCGACAGCGCGGAGCAAATCCTGATTCGAGGGTTTCGGCACACGGTGGAGAGAGATCGGCTGCGCACTACGGTTAAGAACGCTATCAAAATGGAGATCAACGACCGCATCCGACTGGTGCTGCTGCTGATGGTGCAGAAGCGGCTATATATATCTCGGAAGTGTGAGCACCTGATCGATGCGCTCCAGACTGCCGTCTATGACCCCAAGAGCTATGAGGACAAGCGGCTGGACGATGGGACAAGCGATATTGATAGCCTGGATGCGTTCGAGTACACTTTGGAACCTTGGTACAAGCAGCTTATCAGGGCTGTAGACGAAAAGCCATACACCCCGCTGTGGGGGGTAGCAGATAGGAGGATGGGAGATGGAATGGTTTTGCGTAGATGATCTCTTGCCAGAAGATTGTACCCTTTGCAATTTCCATACAGATTCAACTCTAACATTTACAACGGTTATAGTAATGAGTACGTACGGGAAAATAGAGCTAAGAAATAGGATGAAGGTCGATAAGTGCGGCAATACATTTCTTGATGAATATGCAACTGACGGATGGGAATGGAGCCATGGGACAATAAAACCTAAATATTGGTTCCCGATTCCGCATAACAAGCAGTTGCTTTTGGATAAGCGCGACCAGATGATAGACCCGCCGCAATAACGCCACCGTTTGGAGAAAAGGGGAATATCACATGAACGAAATGATAATTTTTGAGAACGAGCAATTTGGGGCTGTCCGCGTTATCGAGCAGGACGGCGAGCCGTGGTTTGTGGCGGCGGATGTGTGTCGGGCGCTGGAGCTGGAGGACGTGAACAAGGCAATCTCCCGGCTGGACGATGACGAGGGTGCCCGAATTGAAATCCCCCACCCCCAGAATCCCGAAAAGCGCATGATGGTCAATGCCGTCAACGAACCCGGCCTTTACTCCCTGGTACTGGGGAGCCGCAAGCCGGAGGCGAAAGTCTTTAAACGGTGGATTACCCACGATGTCATTCCGGCAATCCGTAAGACGGGCGGTTACATCCACGGGGCGGATTCCATGACCCCGGATGAATTGATGGCAAAAGCGCTTTTGGTGGCGCAGAAAACCATCGAGAATCAAAAGCTGCGCCTGTCCACGCTGACCGTCCAGAACCAGATCATGAAGCCCAAAGCGGACTACTTCGACGATTTGGTTGACCGCAACCTGCTGACCAACTTCCGGGACACGGCGAAACAGCTCCATACAAAACAAGGCGGCTTCGTTTCGTTCCTGCTGGAGAAAAAGTACATATACCGCGATCAATCCGGGAAACTGTTGCCTCATCAGCGGTATGTGGACGATGGCCTGTTCGAGCTGAAAGAGTGCTTCAATGACAAATCCGGCTGGAAGGGTACGCAGACGCTGATTACGCCGAAAGGCCGGGAGACGTTCCGGCTGCTGTTTGCGGGGATTGCATAAGCGAATTCACAAGGAGATGAGGGAATGAAAGAATACAATAATCCGTATTGGGAGCCGGTGTTTTGCGAAATTTCTCCTATACTTTCAAAAATTTACTTCAAAAGCAAAAATGCACACGTCAAAAAGTTTGTGGCTTTTTTGATTTTTAAAAAGTTGGATTTCATGGAGAATGGATTTTGAAACAGGAGGTGAGCCGCCGAATTGAACATCCTGGAGAAACTGAAAGAAAAGGGCTATGACACTATCCCCGCTGAATTCTACGGTCAGATTGACGTCTGGAAGTCCTGGTACGATGGCAACGTCCGGGGATTCCACGATTATCGGGTGTTCAACGGCCAAAAGACTGTCCAATGCCGCCGTTACACCATGGGCATGGGGAAGAAGGTGGCAGAGGACTGGGCGAACCTCCTGATGAACGAGAAGGTGAAGATCACACTGGAGGGTCAGCGGGAGCAGGAGTTCTTCGATTCCGTCTGCAAAGCCAATAACTTTTTTGTCAAAGCCAATGAGATGCAGGAGATGAAATCCGGTTTGGGCACGGTTGCCTACGTCCCCCGCGTGACAAATGTGCAGTTTGGCGGATTTATTGGGAAAATCGGTCGATTGCTTGGCGTTGGAAAGGCCGCAATAAAAATTGATTATGTAACAGCACAGAATATCTTTCCGCTGTCCTGGGAGAACGGACAGGTCTATGAGTGCGCGTTTACCAGCAGCGTAGTGGCCAAAGGGGAAAAGTATCTCTATTTGCAGATTCACAGAGTTGGGGGCGATGGGAATTACATAATTGAAAACTCCCTGTTTCGTGATAATAACGGAGGACTTTCCAAAGTCAGCATCCGCACCATTCCTCGGTTTGAAAAAGTTGCGCCGGTTGTGTATACGGGCTCTCCAGAGCGGCAATTTGTCATTGACCGCCTGAATATTGCCAACAACTATGATTATACGCTCCCGATGGGCATTCCGGCTTACGCAAACGCCATTGACCAGATCAAGGGCGTGGATATTGCCTATGACAGCTACGTGAATGAGTTTGTCCTCGGAAAAAAACGCGTCATGATTCAGCCGGGGGCCACCAAAACAATTGAGGGAGACTCTGTATTCGATCCCAATGACGTGACCTTCTATGTGCTGCCGGAGGACGTCAAAGACGGGAACCTAATCACACCCATTGATATGGCCCTTCGAACCCAGGAGCATAACGCGGGCTTGCAGGATATGCTCAATGCCCTCTCAAGTCGGTGCGGCTTCGGTGAGAACCACTACCGCTTCGACAACGGCAGCATTGCCACGGCCACCCAGGTCATCAGTGAAAATTCTACCATGTTCCGAACCATCAAGAAGCATGAAAACATTCTGGGCAGTTGCCTGGAGGAACTGGCCCGCATAATCCTGCGGCTTGGCAATTCAGTGCTGCATATGGGCCTGAAGGAGGACGTGGAAATCTCCATTGACTTCGATGATTCGATTATCGAGGACAAGCAGTCCGATTTCTCTCGGGATATTCAGCTGTTAGACGCAGGGATTATGAACGCTTGGGAGTTCCGGGCAAAATGGATGAATGAGGATGGGGAAACTGCAAAAGCGGCGCTTCCTGGTATGGAGGACTTGACGGATGAGCGGCAGGAGGAAATTGAGTAATGCCTCGATACCCCTTCACACCGCAGATCTTGGACGCTCTCCCGGAAGAACTGGCGGAGCTGTTCCGTGGCCTGGAGCTGAAGCTGCTGGACGAAATTTGCAGTAGGCTCGAAATATCGGGGCAACTAAATGAAGTGACAATTTCTGATATCCGCGCCCTCCGGGCCCTGGGGATCGACCTGGAGGACATCAAGAAAGCCATCGCCAGCACCACCAGTACCGGGGCGGAGAAGCTGGACAAACTTTTGGACGATGTTGTGGCCCGCAATCAGAAATACTACACCGATATGGTGGACCTGGCCCAGGTGACCGCTCCCGAACGGATGGTGGAGCAGGAGGATGTTTGGGCCATCTACGAGCAGACTCGTGGCCAGTACAGGAATCTGACCCAGTCCATGGGGTTCCTGGTCCGGCAAGGGCGGCACAGGGTCATGCTGCCGCCCGCTAGGGCCTACCAGTG